CCATAGGAGCGCGACACAGGCCGCTGGGCGCGTTGCTTTGATGGCTCTGGGGCTGGGCTATAGGGCTTCGGCTGGGGGGCAGGCAGCGATCCGCTGGGGGGAGGGGCTATCTAGCCCGGTCCGGGTTGGGCGATCGAGAACAGAACGGGAACAAAACAAGAACAAAGGGGGAACAAAAGGGGTCCCTGGGCAGGTTTTTGTTTTTGGCAGATTTCTGCGGCTTCGGGGCCGGGGGGCCGTTGCGTTGGCCTAGCTGGCATAGCCTGCGCACAACAACTCCTCTCATTTGAGCCTTTGCTTATGCCCCCCCCTAATTGATTGCCGGGTTGTGGGTTTCCATAAAATTGGGATATATAAAAAAGATGACTTTGCAGGCCGACGTTAACGATGCGCCGAAAGAAGCCAAAGAAGCGGCTGGCTCTTTGAGGGCCGGGGCTGGCAGACCAGCGCATAAGCCCAGCGAGACGACCCGCAAGATGGTGACGAGCGCGGTCGGCATGGGCATGGATCAAGTGTCAATTAGCGCCTTGCTGGATATAACGCCGAAGACGCTGCGTAAGTTTTACCGGCACGAGCTTGATACGGGTGCCGCGAAGGCGAACCTGAGTGTAGCCCGTAGCCTGTACGAGCGAGCCAGCGGGGGCAAAGATACGATAGCCAGCATATTTTGGCTAAAGGCCAGGGCTGGCTGGGTCGATACGGTGAAGAATATCCACGAGGGCTTGCCGGAGCGGATTACCGTCAGCTTTGCCCTAGAGCCTCCTAATGTGGGACATGAAGTAATTGATGTAACCCCAGGAAAACAAAAAGATAATGCAGACTGAAGCCGTCAATATTGGCAAGGTTATTCCCTATGCGCGGAACCCCAGGCGCAATGATGCGGCCATATCTAAGGTTGCGGCCTCTTTGCAGGAGTTTGGCTGGCAACAGCCCATAGTTGTCGATGCCGATATGGTGGTGGTCGCCGGTCACACGCGGTTAGAGGCGGCGCGGAGCTTGGGGATGACAGAGGTTCCAGTCCACGTTGCTGCGGGGCTGACCCCCGAACAGGTCAAAGCCTACCGGATTGCGGACAACCGGGTGGGCCAAGAGGCTGAGTGGGACGAAGAATTGCTGCGGTTGGAGCTAGGCGAGCTAGAAAGCCTAGAGTTCCCGCTCGATCTCACTGGGTTTGATGCTGACGAGCTTGGCGTTTTTATGGCCGACCCTATTGAGGAAGGCAAAACCGACCCCGATGAAGTTCCAGAACTGCCAAAAGAGGCTACGACCAGGCCGGGGGACTTGTGGATTTTGGGGCAGCATCGCTTGCTATGCGGTGACAGCGCGCTGCAGACAGATTTAGATATTCTGCTAAATGGCCAAAAAGCCGACATGGTCTTTACTGACCCACCGTGGAACGTCAATTACGGCGCCAGTACGAACGATGGACACTGGAAGGCGCGAACTATTCTTAACGATCACAAAAGCGATGATGATTGGCTAGAGTTTTGTTCGAGCATATGCGGGAGTTTATTTAGCGCCACAAAGCCGGGTGCTCCGATCTATATGGTGATGTCGGCCCAAGAATGGCCTGTCATTGATGGGACGCTAAGAGACGCTGGGTTCCACTGGTCGTCTACAATTATTTGGACTAAGGACACGCTGGTGCTTTCACGCAAAGACTACCACACCCAGTACGAGCCAATTTGGTATGGGTGGAACGGTGCAGCGAGCCGGTTGGCGCAAGTCGAGGACCGCAAGCAGTCTGATGTTTGGCAGATTAACAGGCCAAAAAGGTCTCCATTGCACCCCACTACAAAACCCGTGGAGTTAGTGGAACTTGCTATAAATAACAGTTCTAAAAGCGGAGGCATCGTTTTGGACTTGTTTGGCGGATCTGGCTCAACTTTAATTGGTGCGCAGGCGCGATCCAGAAAGGCTTACCTTATGGAGCTAGACCCAAAGTACTGTGATGTTATCGTTCAGCGGTGGGAAGACTTCACAGGCAATAAGGCAACTCTCGATAATTCACCGGAGGCTATGTGATGAAACGACCAGGACTCTACGCGAACATGAACCGGCGCAAGAAGCTGGGCATCAGCCGCCCCAAGAGCAAAAGCACGGTTTCCCCTAAAGCGTATGCGAAGATGAAGGCCAAGACTGGCGGATTTGCGCCAAAAAAATCTAAACCAAAAAAGAGGGTTTAGCTGTGGCTAAAGGGACAAAGAAGTCGGTGAATGCCCCGAAGGGGTTTCATTGGATGAAGACAGGCACCCGCCTTACGTTGATGAAAAACCCTAGCACGGGTTACAAGCCGCATAAGGGTGCCAGCACAAAGGCATCGTTTGATGTGCAAAAGGTCCACAAGGGGTGATCTAAAATGGCTAAGTACAAGGGCCGCACGGTCACGTTGAATAAACCCCGCCGGATTTCTGCCGGTGAAACCAGCTACGGCAAAAAGAAGTCTGTTGTTTACGTTAAGGACAACGGGAATGTTGTGCGGGTCACGTTTGGCGATCCAAATATGAAAATTCGCAAAAACGAGCCGGGACGTAGAGCAAACTTCCGAGCGCGGCATAATTGCGACACGCCAGGGCCAAAGACTAAGGCAAGATACTGGTCTTGTAAGGCTTGGTAGCTGCTTTGCAGATAGAAATACCCTACGCCCCACGCCCCCAGCAGCTTGATCTGCACAGAGATTCGTCCCGCTTTAAGATATGCGTGTCCCATAGACGCTGGGGAAAGAGCGTTTATGCGGTGACAGAGCTGCTGCGTAAGGCGCTGGAGATACAAACCGAGCGCAGAGACGGGCGGTTTATGTACTTGGCCCCGTATTATCGGCAGGCCAAGCAAGTCGCTTGGGACTATCTTTGTTATTACGCCAAGGATTTACCCGGCACCAAGATTAACCAGTCAGAGCTACGGGTTGATTTGATTAACGGTAGCCGTATTAGGCTGGCTGGGGCCGGAGATGACCCTGATGCGCTGCGCGGGATTTTCTTAGATGGCGTTGTGCTGGACGAATATGCCGATATGTCGCCCAGGGTCTGGAGCGAGGTCATCAGGCCCGCTTTGGTAGACCGCAAGGGCTGGGCCATATTTATTGGAACGCCAAAAGGCAGAAACCACTTTTGGCGGTTGTATGAAGACACCGCTGACGATAAGGAGTGGTACCGAAATATCTACAGAGCCTCAGAAACAGGGGTTATTGACCCGCACGAGCTTGAAGCCGCAAAGCGGGAGATGGGTGAAGATGAATTTCTCCAAGAATTTGAGTGTTCTTGGACTGCTGCAATCAAAGGCAGCTATTACGGAGGATTGGTTGAAGATGCAGATAAAGAGGGTCGTATATCCCGTGTTGAGCATGATCCGGCGATCCCTGTCCATGTTGCTTGGGACCTTGGTATTAGCGATTCGTGCGCTCTATGGTTTTTTCAAGTCACTATGGGCGAGGTTCGTATCATTGATTACTACGAACACAACAACGTAGGGCTTGAGCATTACGTCAAAATTATGGCGGAAAAAGGGTATTGGTATGGCGACGACTGGTTGCCGCACGATGCCAAGGTCCGCGAGCTAGGAACAGGCCGCACACGCGCAGAAACCCTTGTGAATATGGGCAGGCGCCCGCGCATTGTGCCTAATCATAAGATTGCAGACGGCATTAACGCCGGTCGGTTGCTGTTGCAGCACTGTTATTTTGACGAAATGAACTGTGAGCAAGGCATTAACGCGCTGCGCTCCTATCAACGTGAGTGGGACGACGTAAAGCGCGTTTTTAAGAAGTCGCCGCTCCATAATTGGGCGTCACACGCAGCAGATTCGTTCCGATACCTAGCGATTGCTTACAGAAATCTAAAGCCAAAAGAGCCGGACCCAGATTGGCAAGAAGAGATGCTGAAAAAACCAAGTCTTGACGACTTGTGGGAAATACATGATTTTGACGTGGCGAATCATATGGAGCCAAGGATTTAATGGCACTTGATTACAGCGGTATGGGCCAAAGCGCCCCTGGCATGGACGACGATATTGCAATGTTGAGCAGTATTCTTGGTGATGTTACAGCAAAAATCACTGTTACGACTGAAGAGATACCGTCTGACTACAGTGGTGTTTCTAAAACGACAGTGACGGAAGAAGAGGCAGACGTTGCAATGATGCTTCCTGGTCCTGCGCCAATGATGTTAGCAAACGGCATGGCTCCGCCAATGATGCAGCCGCCAATGCAGCAACCAATGATGAACGATCCGATGCAGCCGCAGCAAATGAACCCAGCCGCTTTAGGGATGGGCATGTAATGGCGATAAAGAATGGCTGACACGCAAGACGAAAAAGAAAAGCTCTACGGCACCGCTCGCTATTGGCAGCGCGAACTCGATGAAGCCGGAGAGTTTGAAAAAGAATGGCGCGAACGCGGCAACCGTGTCGTAGAGCGTTACCGCGATGAGCGCGACACCGGCATGACCGGCCCGCTCAGTCATAGGTTCAACATTCTTTGGTCTAATACAGAAACACTAAAAGGCGCACTGTTTGCAAAGATGGCGCTGCCGGATGTACGTCGCCGGTTTAACGATGGCGATGCAGCAGCGCGTCAAGTTGCTATCGTTCTTGAAAGGGCGTTGTTGTATGGACTGGATGTCTATGATTCCGAACAGCCCATCCGTGCCGCGCTGGAAGATTACTTGCTACCGGGTCGTGGCGTGGTGTGGGTTGTTTACGAGCCGATTATTGTCAAAGAAAAAACCAAGATCGAAATAAAAGGCGAAGGCGTTGACCTTGTTGAAGAGGAAGAGGTCGAGCGTCTTGGCGATCAACGGTGTCGTTTTGAATACGTCCACTGGCAAGACTACCGCGAAAGCCCGACACGCAGACCAGAAGACGTAACCTGGAGAGCGCGACGGCACCTGTTTACACGCGACGAGTTAATTGGTCGCGGGTTTGATCACGCTGAAGATGTTTCTCTAAATTGGACACCCGACACCAGCGACTACAATGATACAGATGACTCTTACAACCGCGCTGAAGTGTGGGAGATTTGGGACAAGGTTAAGCGCCGTCGCCTTTTTGTTGCGACAGGCTACAAAGATGTTCTGGCAGACGACGACGATCCGTATGAGCTAGAAAACTTTTTCCCATGCCCAACGCCGTTGATTGCTGTCCGCACCAACAACACATCTATTCCTGTTCCAGAATTTACAATCTATCAAGATCAGGCGGACGAGCTTGACCGTGTGACGACGCGGATCACAAGTCTTATTGAAGGCTTAAAGCGCCGGGGCGTTTATGATGCCAGCATCCCTGAGTTGGCGCATCTAGCGACGGCAAGTGATAACGAGTTTGTGCCAAGTGATAACTTTGCCAACCTAGCGCAAAAGGGCGGTCTTGGCGGCGCGTTCCAGACAGAAGACATTTCGGTCATTACGCAAGTGCTTGCAGGGTTGTACAACCAGCGCAACCAAGTGCTTCAGACTATTTATGAGATCACTGGTATTTCGGACATTTTGCGAGGCGGCGGCACAAAAGCCAGCGAGAGTGCAACGGCACAGCAGCTCAAATCGCAGTACGGCTCTATGCGGTTGCGGCTACGCCAAGAGGACATATCCAAATACGTCCGTGATCTTTTCCGCATCAAGGCCGAACTCATTGCCGAAAATTACGAGCCGGATGTTCTGGAGCGGATCACGGGCGTATCTGTTTCGGATGAGATGATTGAAATCATGCGTAACGATAAGTTGCGTAGCTATCAGATCGACGTAGAGACTGACAGCACCGTGTTTGCTGACGAAGAGCAGATGAAACGAACGCGCATAGAGTTTGCCAACACAATGGGCGGGTTCTTAGTGCAGGCAATCGAAGCAACCCGCGCAGCGCCGGAGATCACGCCAGTCGCGTTCCAGATACTCAAGTTCGTTTCTGGCGCGTGGAAAGTTGGCCGGCAGTTCGAGGACGTTATTGGCGAAGCCGAAGCGACCATCATGCAGCAGCTAGAAACAGCTAGGCAGCAACCGCAAGTTTCGCCCGAGCAGCAGCTTGCACAACAGAAAATTGCTGCTGAACTTGAGCGTGAAAAACTAAAACAAGAAGGCAAGCTGGCAGACATCAGTTCGCGTGAGCGAGCGACAGCCGCAGAGATAGAAGAAAAAAGCCGAGCGTCAACAGAGCGCGTTCAGAGCAAAGAAAACTTAGCGTTGCTTGAAGCAGAAATGCGGATGGCAGAGGGCCAGAGATGAATAAAAAGTATCTAAGCAACTACGACAATATCAAGTGGGATAAGCGCAAGGCCGTGTCCCGCATTGAAAGCACGAACAAAAAAGTTGCTTACAACATCATTAAGGACATTGAGCCGTTCCAAAGTCCTTTGGACGGTAGCTTTGTAAAGAGCCGCCGTGAATTGAGAGAGCACGAGAAGCGGCACAACGTTCGACAAATTGGAAACGATTGGGCGGGAAGCGAACGCCCCTCAAACTGGGATCAAATACGAAATGTCAATAACTGAGACAAGCACCCCCGAGCCGGGGCCAGCGTCAGAGCAACCCTCAACACTTGATGGCGTTTTAGAAAGCGTCATTGCAGGAGAGTTTACGCCGGGCGATGCGAAACCCACTTCTGATACCCCTAGAGCTATCGCCGGAGAAAGTAGTGCGGAGCCAGTCGAAGTCGAAGATGCCGACCCATCGAACGAACCCGCCGAAGGCCATGAAGCAGAAAACCTAGAGGACACTCCCGATGCAGACGAACCGGAGTCTGATGCGGAACCAGTCCCCCAGCCTTTAGCTGCGCCAAAAACATGGCCTGCTGAACAACGCGAAGCGTTCGAGCAACTTCCCGAAGATCAACGAGAGTTTATGATTAACCGGGAGCGCGAGCGTGATGCAGCGTTCACTCGCAAGACGACTGAATTATCAGAGCAGCGTAAGCAGCTAGAGGGCCTAGATGGCGTTTTGGCACCGTACAAACAGCAGATGCAAGCGCATGGGATAAGCGAAGCTGAGTATGTTTCGCGTCTTATGAGCTATGACAATGCGTTACGGCAAAACCCGCAGGCCGCTATCCAGCAACTCGCCCAGCACTATGGTGTTCAGCTTCCGTCAGGCGATTCGGGCGCAGATTATGTAGACGAACAGCCTACAGATTTGCACACACAGCAACTGCAACAGCAATTAGCTCAAACGCAACAGCAAGTTAATATGCTCGCTCAGTCGCAACATCAGGAGCGTTACCGCAGCTTAGAGGATCAGGTTGGGTCGTTTGCAAATGCAAAAGATGCAGACGGTAATCTCAAGCACCCTCATTTTGAGCAAGTACGCGAACGGATGTCTCGACTGGTAACTGCCGGAGAAACCCAAGACTTAGAAGCAGCCTACGGCATGGCAATCCGCTTAGATGAAACTCTCTACAAAGATACGTTAGAGAAAGAGCGGCTTTCAGTAAGTAGGAAAGAGGAAGCGAAGCGTAAGGCGGCTATAACCAAAGCCAAGAAAACGCGACCTTCTCAATCTGCTGCGTCCCCCCCGAGCGGGGTCGTAAATTCGACGGGTTTGGACGACATTTTGCGCGACAAAATTAACTCTGCTAGGGCGTAGACTTTTGCCGTTGCCATTTTGATGGAAGAGAGAAATGGCTTCTCCAAATTCTACTTATACCGAAATCGTAACCACCACGTTGGCTGGTTACTCCAAGACGATGGCCGACAACGTAACCAACAACAACGCGTTGCTTCGCCATATCGACACCAAGGGGAATAAGTCCCCCGCAACTGGCCGGACTATTGTTCAAGAGCTAGAGTATGCAACGAACTCGACCACCAAGTGGTATTCGGGTTACGAGGTACTCGACACCTCAACGAGCAACGTCTTCACCGCTGCTGAGTTTAACTACAAGCAGTTGGCGGGGAATGTCGTCATTTCCGGTCTTGAGCAAGTTGAGAACTCCGGTTCAGAGCAGATTTTTAATCTCCTCAAAAGCCGTATTCGCAACCTTGAGAAATCACTTAAAAACACGATGGCGACTGCGCTTTATGCAGACGGCACCGGGACCGACTCGAAAGAGCTTGGCGGTCTTCAGCTTGTTGTTCCTGGCACCGTGGGTAACACGGTCGGCGGGATTAACAGTGGAACCTACACGTTCTGGCAGAATCAGGTTTATGACTTCTCGACCGAAGGCGTAACGGCCTCTGCTACGACGATCCAAACAGCCATGAACACTCTGTGGCTTGCTACGATTCGTGGTGCAGATCGTCCTGACGTTATTGTTGGAGACACCAACTACTTTGGTTTCTACTGGTCTTCTCTCCAGGCAAACCAACGGTTCTCAAACGATGACTCAGCGTCCGCTGGGTTTATGAACCTTATGTTCATGGACGCGCCGGTCTACTACGACGACCAGTGTCCAACGGACAAGATGTACATGCTTAACACCGACTATCTGTTCTTGCGTTATGCAGAAGGTCGTGAGTTTGTGCCTCTTGGCGAAAAAGCATCTGTGAACCAGGACGCTCTTGTCATGCCTGTTGCATGGGCCGGTAATATGACGGTCAGCAACCGCGCACGCCAAGGCATCATCCAAGCCTAGTAGGAGGTCTTTAATGGCTTACACAACCCAAAGTGCTATTGGCATCGACTTTGATGGCGGCACTGAATCTACCCCGTCGCAAGCTATCGGCACCCGTATGATGGGAACCGATAGTTCGACGTGGCTCTACATTACCGCTGGTTCTGCCATCGCGCAGTACGATGTAGTGACCGTGACCGAGGCGTTTTCGGGCGTTCCTTGCACAAAAGCGTTGATTGACGATGGGCACATTATTGGAATCGCCCCGGAAGCAATCAGCAGCGGCGAATATGGCTGGGTGCAGCTAACTGGAGTTTGCACGTTGAACGTGCTTGCTTCGGCAGCGGCAGACGCAGTTCTGTATTCGTCCGCAACCGCAGGATCGCTTGACGATGCTTCTACTTCGCAGACCGCAGTGAATGGTCTGTGCCTAACAACTGCCCGTGGTGGAACCGCCGGTTCTGCTCCTGGCCTAGCAACGTGGCCGAAGTCGGCTACAATTTAACCAAGAAGGGAGTGCGGGGGTGTAAAAGCCCCCGCGCAACTGCTGCTTATGACGGGAAACATAAGAGTTGAGTTTATCTCTGCCGATACTGGTGTTGATCTAGTCGAGATACGCCGTGTTGGTGATCCTGACACCGTTCTTTACAAAGTTTCTGAAAAGATCGAGTGGCTGAGAGAGAACTTTCCGAGAGAAACTGAGGCATACGAGAAAAGCGGTAGCAACAAAAGTGCCGCTAAAGTTAAGCCTATCGGGACAGAGCTT